AAGAGAAAGCAAAAGAGCTAAAGGCTACGATTGAATCCAAAAAACAAGCGTACCAAACGGCTGTATAATTTCTGTAACTTTTTGTTGACACACAGAATAGGATAGTGTAATATACTAAGAGAAGAGACAAGCAGTTTCTTCTCTTTAGTTTAAAGGATAGAGGTGAGAGTATGTGCTAGATGTTAAAGTTGACAGCATAGATTTTCAGGAGCTTAGAATCATTGATGAAAACGGAGAGTATATCATGTTCGACATGCGAGAAGAGTTAAAGGTGAATGAAGCCAACCTTCTCCAAGAAATGTTACATCAACCTTCGAAGTACATCTATTGGTCTTCTATTCTTGAAAAAATCAAATTCTTCCAAGAGAAGACAGAAATGCAGTTAGAGCTTGTGGTTGCTAAGTTTGATTCCGAAGCACGAGAGGAAATCAAGAAGAACGGGGACAAGCCTACAAAGGATAGCGTAGATGCTTACATAAAACAAAAGCAAGAGTACGTAACGGCAAGAGAGCAGTGTCACTACTACGAATACATTGCAGGAAGACTTGCACGGATCGTAAAAGCATTTGAACAACGTAAAGATATGTTACAGTCTTATGGTAAGCAAATTGCCGAGGATAAAACATACGGAGCAGGAGCAGGTTCTCGTATTGAGCAGACACCATTCCCTGCACCACAACAAACGCAATATTGGGGAGGTCATCAATAATGTTAGAAGGAATTAAAAAAGCGTTCACGGCTACTTCATATGAACCTGAGCAAGCACCTGTAGAAGTTAACCCAATTGACGATGCAGTAGCTGCTAAACTAGGTTATAAAGTAGCAGAAGGTCAATACAAGGAGTTACGGATTGATTTAGAGACTGGTGACGTATTCGTACTTGATGAATTACTTGTCGATACACCACCTGAGTTCTCAAAGGATATTTTCCTAGTAAACTTAATGGCAGACTTTGCGAACGCTAACGGAATACAGCTTCCGAAGTGGACGAACGAACCATTAAAGATTGCAAAAGCCGTAGCGGATTGGGAACCACAAAATTAAAAAAAAATAGTCTCTAACTCATAAAAAACACTAGACATATGATATAATATATGTTAGACTGTTTATAGAGTTAAAAATTAAGAGATAACTAGGAGGAATTAATAGTATGTCATTTGCTGATATCATTAACCAAGAACACAAGAACTTAGAACAAAATAGCGGTAACGACAAAGTTGAGTACCCGAAAACGAAACAGAAGCGTTTATTCTTTGAACAGAACCAACGTGAGGTAATCATCCAAGTGTTACCTGATGCTGCTATGGTAGGTCACTTCTTCGTTCCGATCCGTAAAGTATACTTAACTGCTAAAAGCTCTAGTGGTAAAGATGTTAATTCTAACTTCGTGTTAGACGCTGATCCTAACCCAGGTTCATTGTTAGAGCAAAAGATTACTGAGTGGGCAGGATTAGGTATTATCCCTAACGGTTACGGTGGACAAGCATCACCAAGACGTACATACCTAGTAAACGCAGTACGCATCATTCAAGACCCTGTATCACAACAATGGGTACAAGAACGAGATGCAAATGGTCAGTTAGCAACACGAGTATTCGAAATGACACAATCTGCTTTCGCTAACTATGCAGAGAAGTTAAAAAATCCGTTATTAAATACGACAGGTTCAGGAATGTCATTCATGGACATTAACCGTCCAAACCCAATCCAAATTACTAAGCCTGAGAGAAACAGTAACTCTAAGGAGTACAAGGTAGATGTGTACAGTAGCATCGTCTTACCTCCATTAGGTGCAGGTTGGGAAAATACATTAGAGGACTTACAAGCACAAGCAGTTCCTACAGAGCGCTTAGTGAATGGTGATAAATGGGTACAAGCTTTCATCGACATGAAAGAAGGTCGTAAGCCAAACCAAGGTAATGCAGGAGCACAACCAACTGCACCACAACCTACATCTAATCCATTCGGATCGTTCCCTGGTCAAACTGGACAACCAGTAGCACCACAACAACCAATGGGACAACCTGTAGGACAACCGATGGGACAACCTGCTCCAATGCCAGGATATCCTGCACAACCAACGGCTCCAATGCCTACATACCAACCACAGGGACAACCAGCGCCAATGCCTAGTTACACGGCACCTGCACCACAACCTGTAGCACCTGCACAACCAGTGATTACAATGCCTACGGGAATGGGTGCAGGAGCAGGAGAGCCTGACCCATTCAATATCGGTGTAGAAACTGATTTATCTCAGAATAACGGACTTGGAGCACAGCCTACTCAACCAGTAGCACCAACGGCACCAACGACACCTGCACCTACATATACGGCACCTGCAACACCTGCACCAACTGGTGAGCCAACGATTCCTGCACCATCACATGCAACTGGTGGAATGCCTAACATCGAAGACTTGTTAAAGACTGAGTTAGGTGCTCAGTAATACAATAAAAGAATAGTAGATTCCAAGTTACCTAGCCATCCTGTGGCTAGGTTGACTTAGGTTATATAATCATTATTGACTAGGGGGCAACAACAAATGGAAGAAGTTAAAATGACAAAAGAAATGGTAAAGGTAGAACATGATTTATTAACAGAACGAGTTACAAAGGTATATCGTGAAAAGGAATCAAGTTTCCACGCACCACACTTATTCACTGTAACATCTGCTGAGGACGACAAAACATTAGCAGTTATCCACTTCCAAGAGGGCGCATTAAACGTTGCAGGAGTTAACGGAGTAATGAATGAAGACTTACTAGTTATGATCCTAACTCGATTACAAGGCTTTCAAAATAGTGAGTTTGCTTGTAAAGAGAACGCAATGGCAATTACGAAGATTGAAGAAGCGTTACTATGGTTACGCAAACGTACAATGGGACGAGACAAAAGAGGAGTTCTTGGGACTCACCAAAAGTAGTTACAATCTTCAATACATAATGATTAGAGAATTACATATACATATTAGGAGGAAATATACATATGGCAAAAGCAAAAACGAAGAAAGCACCTGCAAGCGTGGATTTAGACTTATCGGCTTTAAATTTAAGTGGCGGCCTAGTCTTACTGAGAGATTCAGATTATGCGAAGGTATTTGACAGACTTCCTCTATTCTTACCGAAGATTGATAAAATCCTAGGTGGCGGCCTACCGTTCGGACGAATGATTGAGGTTGCAGGAGTACCATCGGGTGGTAAATCAACTTTCACTCACCACGTAATGCGTGTAGCGACTGCTCTAGGTTGCATTTGCGTACTGATTGACGTAGAGGGTACGTCAGATAATGAACGTTTATCTTCGCTAGGTATTGACACAAGTAAAGTATTAGTGAAGCAACCTGATCCTGATAAAGGTACTGCACTAACGGTTGAAGAGGTTGGACAGACAGTAGAAGAAACGTTAAAACTATTCGGAGAGAAATATCCTCACGTACCTGTAGTGTACGTATGGGACTCTGTAGGTTCTACACCTTCTATGGTAGAGTTAGAGAAAGACTTTGGTGAACAGAACGTTGGGGCTAGAGCTAAGGCTATCACACAGTTCGTAACAAAGGTTACACCAATGGTATCTCAATCTAAATCACTGTTTATCGGTATCAACCAAGTACGTGACGATATCGGTGGAAATCCAATGTTCAAAACATACAAGGTTCCAGGTGGTAAAGCATGGGAGCACGCTGCTACACTTCGATTAGAGATTAAAAAGAAATCTTCTATCTTCAAAGGATCAGGAGCTAACAAGGAACGTCTAGGACATATCATGGGTGTTAAAACTCAGAAGTCTAAAGTATCTCGACCATTCCAAGAAGCAGACGGGACGTTACTAGCAGATACAGGTATCGACTACGAGTACAACCTAGCTAAAATGGCAG